TTACGATCCCAACCACCGATATCAGCCATAAAAACGATAGTACACCGCTCCAAAGACTTAAAGAGCCGGTTAACCCCACCATACTCACGAGACATACCATAACGGATCCAGGTAGAAGAATTAAGCTTAAGCATATTCTTATCTTGCTGGCCGTAAAGGACGTTTTGTTTAAGAGCAAACTCGAAAGAGGGGATCATAAAAGTACGAATTTATTATCGTTGATAATGTCAGAAAGCAACAAATCTTCGATTTTCCCGGAAACAGACCAAACAATAGTATAGTCCGTATTCCAAAGTTCATGAAAAAGAGGGGTACCAAGAGCCTCCCCCTTAGTAGAAAAACCCGATATCTTATATATTTTACCCGGAGAAGCCTCGGGGACATAAGACAAACCAGTCATCTGGGGCGGAGTAACCATAATGCCGAGGAGCATACGTTTAGTATATTCGAGGGCAAGTTGGTGCAACTCATTAGTAGGCCGGTAAAGGGGTCGATCACATTTCAAGATACTTTTCCACACATTATCATAATTAGGCTTAACGCCAGAATGTTTAACATGTGAACGGATACGATGATAAGATTTAGAATTGACCAAAGAATAATTCTCAAAAATCGGGTCAATAATTTCAAAAGAGGGCGCTTTCTGGGACATAGGGGTAAAGAGGGGAGTAAACCCAACAATATCCAAATGTTCCAAAGCAAAAGTTTTAGGGTCGGTTGGCCCAACGGTAAACTCTGACACCTGAAATTTAGGGTGCCATTTAAAAGACCGTGGGCCAACGCTCTCGTCTAGTTTCCCGTACCTATCTTAACAACCTTGCCAAGTACAGCAATGTCAACAAAAAGGTTGGAAATATTAGCGCCACGAGTAGCGCAATGAAGACCTACAACATTATTTGTGGAATTGTAGACAATAGACCCACAATCCCCATTTTTTGAAGAGATGAAATAATCACGCTCATAATTAGTCGTAGCAATAGGACGAACATCAGAAACCTGCGTAAACCAAACTTCTTTACCGGTACCATCCAGTTCAGGGGCAGTGACAGTCACCTGGCCTTTCCAATCTGGCTGAGCGATAGAAAGTTTTTTAACACCAAGGTTAGCGGGGTCAACAGGAAGAAGGGCAAGGTCAACACCTTTGAAATAAGGCTTAGCATCTTTAGGATTAAAGTCGAGAAATTTCATAGAAGAAACAGGACCATACCCCAAACACGCCTTGGAACAATTTTCAAGAGTGTGACCAGTAGTCATAACAGAGTCACCGAAAGGGGTGCTGATACGAGCAGCAAAATTCAAAAAGAATTTATTGGCAATAGTATGATTAGGTTCAGCAGTCATCTCAGCGGCAGAAGCGTTGAAAACTCGAAGAACAGTTTTCGGCTCAACAGCGGACACACGAACTCGGTCTGCCATATAGGCCTCACGATTTTCAATAAC